GGGGCCAAGCGGTCCAGGACGGCCCTCAGGAGTACGCGGAGTCGGTCAATGCTGGGCGGGTCCGCCATGGCAGGTCGACCCTCACCCTGCTTGAGTCGGAACTCCAGGGCCGCGATCTGGGCGTCTACTGCATTGATCTCTCCACCCCGGACCAGGTCCTCGGCCCACTTGCCGCTGGTCACGAAGTTCGCACCCACCACGATGTCATTCAGCAGCTTCAGCGTCTTTTCCAGGACCGGGAACAGGCCCTCTGCGATGTTCCTGCCCAGCGAACTGAATGCCTCGGTGACCCGATTGACCGACTCCGCGTACTCCTTGGCCGTGATCACCTGGTCCGGCCCGATCACCGCACCGTATTTCTCGGCCTCTGCGGCCAGCTTGGCGAGTGTGGCACCGCCCTTATCCAGCAGGTCGACCATCTGACCGCTGTCTCGGCCGAACAACTGCGTGGCGATCGCCGCCCGCTCAGCCGATGAGTTGACCGACGCCAGGCCCCTGGCTATGGCCGACAGGGCCTGGTCCATGGGTATGTTCGCCAACTTTGTTGCGGACAGGCCCATCTTCGTGAACGCAGCCTCTGTGGCGTTGGACCCCAGTGCCGCCTCGCCCAGCTTCCTCTGCAGAAACTCCAGGTAATGGTTCATCTCCTGGGTCTGCATGCCCGTGATCCGGGCCGCATACTGGAGCCTGGACAACGACTGGGTGGTCATATTCAGGCGTTGCGAGGCCTCGCCCACATCATTGATCTCGCGGGCGATCCGGGCGGTCCAGTCCACCACCTGCTTGAACGCATAGGGATCGCCCAGCACGGCCAGTTGCTTGGCCAGTGCGGCCGTGTCCTGCTTGATCTCCTTGAGGGCCGTCCTGGACCGCTTGGCCCCCTTCTCGAATGGGCCGTAGTCCAGGCTCAGGCGTGCCACCAGATTACTGATCAGGGCCACGGTAGACTCCTACTGACCTCATGATCCCCATGATCTGGCCGCTGTCCTGCCTGGCCTCGTGGCCCGGCTCGAAATACTTCAGCCAGTCGGCGATCTTGGTCTTGTTCTTGTCGGAGACCATGGACACCAGCACACTCAACAGCACCGCAAACCGCAGGTTCATGGCACGCTCGCCGAACGGCTCGATCTGCTCCATCACGCGGAGCTCCTCGATCTCGGCCGCGGTCAGGTCCTCCAGGACCCTCTGCCGGGTCGTGCCCATGGCCAGGGCTAGTCGCCACTCGAACCTCCTGCGGTCGTTTCCGGCAAGTTTTTTGCCGCGTCCTCCGTCTGCCTGGCCGTGATGCCCGACAGCTCCATGATCCGGTCGTGAACGGGATGCAGCCAGCTCACGGGCATCTCGTTCAGCGCCCCGATGTCCGATGCCCCGTAGGCCCGCTGCCCGTCCGGCTGCAAGGCCCCGGCCGCGACCACCAGGGCCATGCGGAACTCGCTCTTGATCTGGAGCTGACCCGCCTCGATCCTGTGCGTCTGGTCCTGGATCTCACCCCACTCGCGTGCGGTCAGGCCCCTGCACAGGTGTAGACTGCCGTCCGGGAGCGTGGCGTGCCCACGTTCCACCCTGGTCCTGGCCTCCAGAAACTCCGTTCTGCCGATCATCTTGGTGTCCATAGCTGTGTCCTACCCTCAATGGTTGATGTTGCCCTTCGGTCGGCCCCAAGGCCGGCCACGACTACGTGCCTGCCGTGAACGTCGCACCGCCGGTGAACTGGAGTGTGATCTCGCCCTCGATCTGCCCGTTGATCTCGCCCGTGAAGCTGGGCCCCGCGGACAGGATCCCGCTGATCGCCAGTGTCGAATCGCTGGTGGTGCAGTCGTCCGGTGTGAACGTCCAGGTCTGGGCCGTTGCGGTCAGGGCCGCGTGGAGCGTGCTCCACAGGGTCTTGTCGTACTGCAGGCGGACCCGTGCACTGCGGGCGTCCTTGAGCCCTGCGATCGCCGTGCGCCAGGTGTCGCCGAACACCGTGCTGTCGATCGTGGCGACCTCCGGCCCGTCGTACTGCACGGACAGGATCTTGCCGATCGCCCCAGTTGTCGAACCGGCCAATGTGATCTTGTGTCCAGGCGTTGCTGCCATGTCGTGTTACTCCTTTCTACCTGACTACCTGACTACCTAGTTCGTCGAGTGGGTCGGCCCACTGCTCATCTGGATGGTGAACTCGCCCTCGATCTGGCCGTTGATCTCGCCGGTGAAGCTCGGCCCCGCGGACACGAACCCGGCCACATCGATGTTGCTGGCCGAGGCCGTGGCGTCGCCCGAGTCGAACGTCCAGGTCCGCTCCAGCCCCAGCAGGGCCACGAGCTTGGCGTGCTCGGCCTTGTCGTACTGCACGCGGACCCTGGCCGACCTGGGGTCCTTGAGCCCTGCGATCGCCGTGCGCCAGCTGTCGCCGAACACCGTGCTGTCGATCGTGGTCACCTCCGCCCCGTCGTACTGCACGGAGAGGATCTTGCCCACCGTGGTGGTGTTGGTTCCGTCCGTGCACGTCAGTGTGATCTTGTGTCCAGGTGTTGCTGCCATATCTGGCTCCTTTCAATTCGGGGTCTGGGCCGCTCGTTATGTCTCGTGGTAAGTGACCTCGATATCCAGGGCCTTACCATACTTGGTCTGTGTCAGACTCTCCGGCTCCAGGACCGGTATGTCCATCTCGTTGGTCACGCGGATCACGCGGATCCACACGCTGGAGACTGTACCCGCGTAGTCGTCCAGTGCTGCCCGGACCGCCTCTGACAGACCCTTGGCCGCACCGTAGGTAGCCGCCCAACAGGTGACCTGGTAGTACCCGTCGACCAGGCCGGTCGCCCCGTCGAACGTCCGGTCCCTGGGCCCGGCGATCTGCTGGTAGGTCACCGCCGGCAGTGCGCCGTCCTGGGGCACGCCGATCGGATAGACCCGGTCCCCCGCCAGTGCCCCCACACCCGAGTCGTCCGCCAGGATCTTGTATAGGGCCTGCTCAATCACTGCCTGTGCCCTCCGGCTGTCCGCTATCTGTGCCCGTGATCGCCACGGCCTCGATCCCCTTGGCCAGGTTGTTTGTCATGGTGCCCAGAACTGTGTCCTTGGTCGCCTTCGCCGGGCCCCGCATGAACGGCATGGCACAGGCCCCCTTGTTGGATCCGTGCCCGTACTCGATCGCCGCGGGCACGAAGTGCCGCACCCTGTAGGTCGTGCCCCGCTTACTCACGGCCGTCCGCTTGGTCACGTGGATGAACTCCGGCGGGGCCCCCTCGCTGGCCCCCTTCAATCGCACCTGCAGGCTGTAGGTCTCTCGCCTTTGCCTGCGGGGTGCACGCAGGACGATGTTGCGGGCCAGAAGTGCCCCCATGGTTCCACCCACTACGGACCGGGCAGAGACCTTGGCCGCCGCCAACAGGACCTTCTGCCCCGCCCGGACCGCCTTGCGGACCACGGACTTGCCCACCTTGGTCTCAAGTGCCTTGAGCTTGCGGTCCAGGTCCTCGGCCCCTTCGAGTACTACATACTCCGCCATGCTAGACCCCTGCCAATGGGTTTTCCGTGCAGTCCAGGACCATCTCAACGTTGCCCTCGTCGATGTTCCGCACGCCGTTGATGTCAAAGATCCTGGTGCCCCAGAGTATCCTGTGCAGTGTGCTGACCTCCGTGTTGTACCGGATCCGCACCAGGTGCGTGACCGTGGAGGCCACCTGCTGGGCCAGCAGCGTCTCCCGCGTGGTCAGTGGCCGCACCATGGCCCACACCGTCGCGTAGGTGCTCCAGGTCAGCTCCTCCTCGCCGAACGTATTCGCCGCGGCGATCGGCCGCTGCAGCTTGAGCCTCTGGCGTAGGATTCCTGCCGGCATCATACGCGGATCAACCTCTCCTGCCAGAGCAGCGACTCCACACCGATCGGGATCTGGTGCATCGGATCGGTCTGTGAGTCCTCCCGGTTCGCGTACCAGTGCCCCACCAGGAGCTTGATGGCCTGTTTGACCCGGTCCGGCACGGCAGATGCCTCACCATACCCGGCCGTGTAGGTCAGCGTCACCGCATCGATGTGCCCCTGCGTGGCCGGCCACCGCTGGCCGTAGGCGGGCACGATCCGGCCTGGCACCGTCGTGGTGTCCACCGTGTACAGTGCACTGGACAGGGTCTGGCTGACCCCGGCCGTGTCCGTGTACGCGATCGACGTGACCGCGATCAACGGCGACCACACCGGCCGCAACCGCACTGGGAATGCGTCGAACCGCTCCACAACCGTTTGGGTCAGGTACTTGCGGTGCTGGAACGACTCACACCAGGCCGTGGCCGCGTCGATCATCGCACCCAGCGACTCGTCCTCCGCCTCGACGGTCGAGTCGATGTGCAGGTGGGTCTTCATATCGCCCACCGAGACCACCCGCTCGATCGCCTCGCCGCCGAGCACAACCTGGCCGTCCAGGCTGGAGCACACCACCTCCTCGGAGTACGCGATCGCCAGGTCGCCCGAGTCCATGGCCATGACCTGGTACTGCCCGTCCGTCTCCCAGGCGTCCTCGTCGACGGTCACGTACCAGGTTGACCCGCTCAGAAAGATCCCCGCCCCCGCCGACTGCTGCGTGGTCTCCCATGTGCTCGTGGAGGCCTTCCACCACTTCCCGATATTGTCCCCGGACTGGCACAGCAGGTAGAACGCGACCGTGCCCACTGCGATCGGCTCGCCGTCCGCCTTGGCCACCAGGTCGCAGTACAGCCGGTTGTCTTGGCCGGGTATCACAATCTGCATGTCAGGACCCCCATCAGCTCGTGCACACAACCTCGCCGGAATACGCGATCGCCAGGTTGCCCGAGTCCATAGCCATCATTTGGTACTGCACGCCGATCTCCCAGGCCGCCTCGTCGATGTCCGTGTACCACGTGGCCCCGCCCACGAACGTCCCCGTGCCCGCGGACTCCTGCGTGGCCTCCCACGTACCCGTGGCCGCCGCCCACCACTTCCCAATATTGTCGCCGTTCTGGGCCAGAAGGTAGAACGTGACCGTGCCCACTATGATCGGCTCGGCGTCCAGCTTGGCGACCAGGTCGTGATAGACTCGGTTGTCCTGCCCTGCGGTCACAATCTGCATAGGCTCACCTGCGATACCTCTTCAGGACCTCTTCGGACGGATAGGTCATGCCCGTATTGAGGTCGATGTGTCTGCACAAGATGTTGGAATCGACCAAGAACGGAAACTCCATTTTCCCGGCCTTTTTCCAACCAGCTCGGGCCAGCACCTTTTCCTTGATGACCCTGCGACACCAGGCCAGATCCGACGTCCCTTGTGCCTTGTTCCACTCTCCGGTCACGCTGTCCTGGAACACACTGGACGGCGTCTCAAAGACCTTGCGGACCCGCTTGCCGCCCAAGGTCTGATACTCAGGGGATTCGTCATACATCACCTGGAGTAC